TCGACCAGTTCACTAAGTAGAAACCCTAGTCTGGAGGAATGTTTTCCGCTTGTGCCGGTCCTAAGTCCTTGCAGATCATCGGACTGTCGATCCGGGGGTTGCGGGTTCGAGCCCCGTCGGCCTCGCTGAGAGAATGATGTACAAGAGGGACACCGGATTCTCAATCCGGTGATCTAAGCCGAATCGCGAAGCGCGTCCGACTCGCGCGCGGAGCGACCGGCACAGACGGAAGATATTCTTCCGCCGTCAGCGATGAACGCCGACCGCGTTGCGCGGACGGGGCGGGTTGCCCTGGGAGGGAACGACCAGGGGGTGCTCATTCACACCACGAACAGCCGACGCCTCGTCCGCTCAGCGCGGTCTCTTCGCGCGCGGAGCATTCAGCGGCCCTTCAGCTCCCGCGCGGTTCCGTCAGCACATCGCATCGCCCAAAATTTTTTTCGGCCGTTTTCCTCCGAGACTTCACGCGATTTTCGACCGCCGCGGTGGAGTCCTCCCGGATTTTTTCGTTGACAAGCGGAATCGAGTCGCTAGAGTCGGGGCCATTCGTGATGAATGACCGACGCGGCGACGGATTCGCCGCTCCAGTTTGCAGGTGCAGCGCCTTCGTGCGTCTGGCTTCCCGCGAACGTCGGTCACAAAGTTTTACTTTGAGGACCGCCGTTCAGCCCCGGTCATGGGTTCACGAGCGGGAGGCCAGGAACATGAGGGCTTTCTTTTTGCGCATCGGGCGCCCCCGGGAGACTCGCCCCGGGGGCGTCTGCGCGCGCAGCGTCTCGCCCCCCTGATCCCCTCTCGCTTCGAATTCCCCCCCACACCACGGCTGAACGGTCCGCAGGACGCGCCCGCACGGAGGCCATTGGCCACCCACACGGACGCACGGAGGGATTTCGGTGCGTTGGATCATGGGGATCGCGCATGACGTTTCTCTCGCTCACGCGGCGGCGGCTCTTGCCGAGCTTCGGGCCGCGGCTGCGCTCCTTCTACGAAACTTCCGTTCGATCGGCCACGCACGCCGCGGCCACGGTCGACGCCTATCACGAATTCCTCGACTGGTGGGAGCGCCTCACCGGCGATCCCCCCGTTTCCTCGATCAACACGCCGATCGTGCGGGCCTTCGGCGAGCAACTGATCTCGGCCGGGCTGGCGGTGCCGACCGCCAACAAGCATCTCCGCGCGCTGCGGCACTGCCTGAAGATCGCCGAGGAGACCGAGCTGTTGCGGCGGCGGGTGGTGGTGCGGCTCTTCCGGGAGCCGGAGCCGATGCCGCGGATCGCCACGCTGGAAGAGCTCTCGGCGATCTACTGGTCCTGCGCGTCGGCCACCTGGCCGCGCGACGTCGGCGGCGAGCCGGTCAACCCGGGCAATTACTGGCGGGCGACCGTGGTGCTGCTCTACAACGTCGGCCTGCGGCGGCGCGAGCTGGTCTCGATCCGCTGGGGTGCGATCGACTGGGACAGGCAGGCGCTCCTCGTCAGCTCGCCGAAGACGAAGAAGCACCGCGTCAAGCCCTTGCATCCGGTGGTGATCGAGCACCTGGAAGCGATCCGGGGAAAGCGCGAGTATGTCTTCGGCCAGGCCGGCGAACGGAATCCCTCCGCCGGCGGATCGCGCAAGGTCGACGCCGGCCGCAAGACCCGCTACGAGCAGTGGGACCGCATTCAGCAGCACGCCGGTCTGGCGGCCCCGTATCTCGACTTTCACGAGCTGCGGAAGACGTGCGGCACGCGCTTCTTCGAGCAGTCGCCCGGCGCGGCGCAGGAGATGCTCGGCCATGCGTCGGTCGAGACGACGCGGCGCAGTTACGCGCAGCTCTCACCCCACACGCGCGAAGTGGCCGAGCAGCTCCGGCAGCCGGTCGCGTTCTACATCGGACTCAACCAGGCGCCGCCGGCCACGATCAAAATCGGCTGACGGACGCCTGGCAAATTGCGGGGCCCCGCTGGGGCCTCTCTCGCGCCCGAACGGATTCGGCCCGACGTCGCCGCATGGCGACGATCGCCCCGGGCCGGCACCCCGCACCAGGATCGGGGGGGCGCGGTTTTCTCTGCTCTTCCACGGAGGGATTTCCCCAATGCCCATGCCTGACGATGAACCGCCCGAGGGCGAACCGCCCGAGTGCCCGCCGCTGCTGTCGTTCGAAGACCATGGACGCGCCGACGTCGATCACCCGCCGCGTGACGACTGGCAGCGGCACGTCCTGCAGACCGACTTTGATCCCGGCGAGACGGTCTCTCACCTGTTCGGCTGGGCCGACCGGCTGGCCTGCGGCGCGATCTGGGTCGGCGCAATCCTCCTGTCGATCCTCGTCTACGGGGCGATCGGCTGGATTTTCTGGTGAACGTTCACGCCGGTCGTCTGCGGCCGGCTGTGCCGCGCGGGCGCCTGTGGAATCCACCCGCGCGGTCTTTTGCTCTTCGCCCCCCGCCCGGAAGAACCCGCCCGCGCGGTTGGAAGGCTGCCGGTCGCGCGGCCCCGGCTTGTCGCCGGGGGTTGTCCGGGCGGGGATGTTTCGTCTTCCTTCGCCCGCTCCCCGCTTACTCAGTGCGACTCGTCGGCGCACCCCTAACTCAATCCAGCGCCGTGACTCACGGGTCGAGATGCCGCCTCTTGTGCGATGCCAGGAACATCGCTGCGCGGCGTCCCCATTCACACCACACGGGGAGCGGGCGGAGGGTTTCGATTCACTTTTCTGTGTGCCGCCGGCGGGTCCGGCTTTCAGAACCCGTTTGCCCGCCGGCGGTGCTTTGTGTTTCACGGCGAGAGGGTGGTGCGGTCCGCAGAAGGAAAGGACGGGGTCTCATTCCAGCTGGACCATTGGACATTCGCCGAGCAGCTCCGCGGCGAAGTGGCCGCGGGCGGTCCTGCGGGGCCGTGCATTGAATCGTTCGATTGACCAGGTCCGTCCCCCCCTCGCCGATTTTTCTCATCGCCAACGTGAAAGGACTTTTATGCCACGCGTAGAGGAAGTGCAGCTCAACTTCGCGAACCTGTCCGAGCTCGACAGCGGCAAGATCAATCTGCTCGTGCAGCGGCACCTCGCGCTCGTCGCGCAGGACTGCATGAACCGGCCCGGCGACAAGACGAAGCGGAAGGTCGTGCTGGAGTTTTACGCCGAGCCGATTCTCGAAGAAGACGGGCAGTGCGAGCGGTGCAAGCTGGAAATCGAATGCAAGTCGAAGGTCCCGACGTTCCGATCTCGCCGCTTCGAGATGCGCGTTTCCAAGGGGGGCTTTCTGTTCAACAAGGACTTCCCCGACTCGATCGATCAGGCCCCGCTCTTCGAGAAGGAATGACCGGCCGCGGCCGGTGCGTCGTTTTGTTCTGTTTTCCTCACCACGCGAAAGGAGTCTCTCATGCAGCAGCTTCAGGTCGATGCGTTGAAACTCATTCAGGAGACGGCGATCGCCTCGTCGGGGGCGAAAGACAAGGTGCAGATTCTCGCGATCCCCGGCAGCCAGATCGGCGAAGTCGCCGCCGTCAAACCCGACGGAACCTTTGAGCGGTTCCTGCCGGCGACCAGGCCCCCCTGCCGGCGTCACGCGCTGCGTAGCGTGGCGGAGATCGGCCCCTTCGTTGAGTACGCGAAGCAGCAGCTCGCCGCGCAGCCGGTGATCTGGTATGCGGAGGAAGGAGTGTCGATCGTGTTCGACGATTCGCCCGACTCACTCCGGCACGATCACGCGTCGGTTCCGCTGAATCACACGAAAGCATTCGAACGCCTCCAAGTTCTCGCCGGCGGTGATTCGTGGAGCGCGCAGAAGTCCTTCATCCGCATGCTGCGGGTCGTCTTCGGAGAATGTCTGCCGGAGGAAAGCGGCGAGCAGCTCTTGAAGACGCTGCGGCTCATCAGTTTCAAGTCGACGAACACGGGCTACAACAAGGCCGAGCACGGGCGGGAATCGATCGGGCGCGACGTCGAGCGGGAGCTGCAAGCGGACGCCGGCGAGATTCCCGAGCAGGTGACGTTGCACGTTCGGCCCTTCGATGACCCGGCGCTGACGCTGCGCAGCCCAGTCCGCTGCGCACTGGAAATCGATCCCGACGAGTGCAAATTCACGCTCGTCCCCATGGCCGAGGCGCTGGAAAAGCTGATAGCCGATGCGATGGACACGATCCACACCATGCTCGAATCGCAGTGCGGCGGAGTCCCGATTTTCCACGGATCGCCGTGATGAACCTCAATCTCTTTTTTGCCCTGCTGTTCGCGGCGGCGTGTTTCTGCGTGGTGCATCTGGTGCCGGCCTGGCTCGACCGCCAGCGGTGGGGCTCTCCCGCCGAGCAGGCCCGGCGCCGGGAGCTCCGCGCCCGCCGCCGGGGAAAGGTGCTGTGATGGCGAGGACGCCCGAGCCGACGAAGAGCCGCCCAGTTTCCGCCGGCGGCATGTCTCGCGACGCGGTCGGGCTCTTGTTCGGCATCAGCGGCGCGCGCGTCTGGCAGATCGAGCGGCGGGCGCTTCGCAAGATTCGCCGGAGGATCGAGGCCCAGGCGGAAGCGGCGGGAGTGTCGATCGATCAATGGATCGCCGACCTGGTCCGCAACTGAACGGAGTTCGCCCGATGACGCGGATTGATCGACTGCCGCCGGCCGCACGGTTCACCGTCGAGGGGCTGCCACAGCTCGCCGGCACGCTCCTCTCGGTGAATGAGAGCCGCGCGCACGTCCGCTATGACGCACCGCCGCGGGGGAAGTGGATTCCCCTCAAGAACGGCGACCTGGTGCGGATCGTCTGCCGCGAGCATCGGGTCACCGACATCGCGCCGGCGACCGAAGTGCAACCCCTCAACGATCAGGAGCCCCCGCGATGAATCGACCGATCCCCCTGCTGGAAGCGAAGGAACGGGCCATTGAGCTGGCCGAAATCCTCGAGCCCTTCTGCGAGCGGATCGAAGTCGCCGGCTCGATCCGCCGCCAGATGCCGAACGTCAAGGACATCGAGCTGGTGGCGATCCCGCGGCTCGTGCCGGCCGGCGGCAGCCTCTTCGCGGAGACCGCCGCCGCCGAGTCGCAACTCGACCGGGCGCTCAAGACGCTGACGTCGTTCACCGCCGAGCCGGGGGTCGCGCGGCATCGCCTGGCCTTCGACACGGTCAACAAGAAAAACGGGCCCCGCTACAAGCGGCTCCGCTTCGACGGGATCGGCGTCGATCTGTTCCTCGTCCTTCCCCCGGCGCAGTGGGGCGTGATCCACCTGCTGCGGACCGGGCCGGCCGAATTTACCAAGCGGATCGTCACCCAGCGGTCGAAGGGGGGACTGCTCCCCGATGCGCTGCGCGTGCACGAGGGGCAGCTTTGCGAGTACGGGGCCGGCGGCTGGAAGGTGCTCCCGACGCCGTCCGAACGGGACCTGTTCGGCCTGATCGGTCTGGAATTCATCGAACCGGCGCGGCGCACGGCAAGCTGCACGCCGCGGCTGTGCGGCACTGCGAAGAGTGTTCCATAAGGAAGCCAGGAAGGGAGGAAGGGGCGATGGATTCAAACGATCTGGAGCACGGCCCGATGAAGAACGCCACCGAAGGGCGAGTGTCGAAGGGGGGCGTCAACCCGCCCAACGAGAGTACCGAGCGGCCGCCGGCCCCGGGGGCGGGCGGCAGTTCGACGGGCGAGTGCCCACGCTGCAGCCGACTGCGCGAGGCGCTCGCCTCTGCGTCCGAAGCGCTGCTGGCCAGCCCGACGTGCGGCTGCGATGCGTGCGCTGAGAATCGAAGACTCGCGGCCGCTGCCGCGGCGGAGGCCGCATTGCTGTTTTGATCGATCCTGGTCTCCCGGGTTCCTGATTGGTTTTCTCTGAACGAAAGGAGTCGTTGATGCTGGTTTTGAGTCGGCGAAATCGGGAAGCGATTGTGATCGGCGAGGGGGACCAGAGGATCGTCGTGCGGGTCATCGATTCGCGCCGCGGCCGAATGCGGATCGGCATTGAGGCCCCCCGCGGGATGAAAATTCTCCGCGAGGAAATCGTCGACCTGGCCCGCGTCGCGGGAACGGAAGAGAGCGGCGCGGCCGCCGCTTAGGAGAGCCAATAAGGAACCCAGGAAGCGAGGAACTGGTAAGGCTCCGTCCCGTCGGAATTCCCTTCCTGATCTCCTGGCTTCCTGATTGGTCGGATTCGTTGCTCGCAGGGAGGCACCATGTCGGACCGCCGACAGTTGGAGATCGATTTCACCGCCGCGGAGAAACGCGGCCTCTTGAGAAGGCTTTCACTCCCCCGGGTCGTCAACCTCGGGGGAGTCCGCAACACCGTCAGCAGCAGGTCGATGAAGATGGTCCTCACCGAGCTCGCCGGCCTCTGCCTGGCCACCAGGTCGAACGTCTGCTGGCCGTCGATCGCCACGCTCCGCGAGCGGACGGGCCTCTCCGAGGACACCGTCGCCCGCGCCTTGAAGGCCCTGGCGAAGGAAGGGCTGATCGTCGTCGAGCAGCGGCACCTGCGCGGACGGCAGGCGTCGAACGAGTACCTGGTCCTCTGGAGCGAGATCGCCGCCCACGGCGAGACCGAACCAGACCCGCGCAGCGCAGTCCCCAGACCCGCGCAGCGCGACGACCAGACCCGCGCAGCGCGGCCGCCAGACCCGCGCAGCGCCCCCCCCGTTCCACTGAACCGTTTTCGAACTGAAGAATTAACCGTCCGGTCGGATGGCGCGGGCGGGGGAGAATTTTTGTTTCTCGGGGAGATCGAGCGGGCCGACGTGGCCACGGTCGAGGGGATCGATCGCCTCTTCGCCAAGATCGTCCGGCGGGGGGGCTTCGGCTTCCGGGACCGGCTGCGGGATCGGTTCGCGTTTCATGCGATCTGGGCCTCGGTGGTGCGGAGCTGGCGGGCCGGCGAGGTCAAGACGCCGATCGGCTGCTTCCTGGCCCGCATTCGCCGCGGGCGGGAGCACTGGCGGCCGCTGATCCAGCGCAGCGACCGGCGGACGGTCCGCCGGCTGTGGAGCGAAGGGGCATCCCTGAAGTGAAACGGCGTTTCACGTTTGCACAACGGCGAAAGGAGCGAGCGATGGCCACGGTGACGAAGTCGAAGCGAAAGGAATCACAGACAGGAATGTCTGTGCCCCCCGGGAAAGACAAGACGCGCGCGGCGGAAGCACCGCCGGTGGAGCAGTCGGTCGAACCCGACCGGCTGCACGAGCTCTGGGAGCTGTGGTGGCGGACGGCGATCGCCGACCGTCTGGCCGGCGGGCTGGACCCGTGGGGAGCGGCCGACCTGCGGCTCTTGATGGTGATCTCGCACGACGGGGGCGACCTGATCGATACCTGGATCGACGCCCTGCGGATTGTCCTCTTCGGCCAGAAGCGCGCGGAGGGGTGCATCCAGTCGGTCTACGTCTCAAGGGAGAAGGTCTGGGGGAAGCTGATCGGGCTGAAAGGGAAGGACGTGCCCGACCTGCTCCGCCGGACGATCGACGAGCTGCTGCGGAACACGCCGGCCGACGCGTATCTGATGGACTATCTCGCGCCGCTGGCGAAGTGGCTCAAGATCGAGCCGAAGAAGACCTGGCAGCCGACGGCGGACTGGTTCGACGGGCTCACCGCCGCCCAGGCCCGCGAGATCGGCCGCGGCGTGTTCGGCAAGCAGCTCCCGCCGGAAGCCGACGCCGACGAGTCCCAGCTCAAGGCGTGGATGATCGAGAGCTGGCCGGCGGGGAAGATTCCGAAGGCCTTCGCCGACCCGCGGGGCCGGCGGTGACGTTCGCCAATCAGGAAGCCAGGAAGGGAGGAAGGGGCGATGAAGCATTACACGGTGCCGCTGGCCCATTGCCCGCAATGCGGCTCGCCGAACGACTGCGCGTCGGGCATCGAACGCCGGCCCGTCCCCGGGGACCTGTCGATCTGCATCCGGTGCGCGACGGTCGCCCGCTTCACCGACCAGATGGAGCTGCGGCGCCTCACGGCCGAAGAGGAAGCCGAGATGCCCGCGCACATCGCGGCCCAGGTCTTTCAATTCCAGATGGCGGTCGAGATCGCGAAGCGCGACGTCGGCCGAAAGTGACGAATCAGGAAGCCAGGAAGGGAGGAAGGGATCATGCCGCACGAAACGCTGCCGCACTGCAACGCGGAGGCTTGGCTGAAGCACCACACGCACGGCCACGTCGTCGAGCGGAGGGACGGGGAGAAGGCGCGCTGCGGAGGGCCCAGATTTTGCGATACCTGTCAGGTCGAGCACGAGCTGCAGCAGCTCATCGAGGAGTGCCGCGTGCATTACGCCCTCGCGCATGGCCTCCTCCCGCCGGAGGCCCCTCCTGGTCTCCTGGGTTCCTGATTTCTGTTCGGTTGTATTTCACGCGAAATGAGGGGTCGATGACGAGCCTCCGTATCAGCAGCAAGCTCACCCTGCCGGCCGAAGCAGTCACCCAGACCTTCGGCTGTCTCGGCGTGCGCGGATCGGGCAAATCGAACACGGCGGTTGTGCTCGCCGAGGAGATGTACCGGGCCAAGCTCCCCTTCGTGGCGATCGATCCAAAACCGGACTGGTGGGGCATTCAATCTTCAGCCGACGGCAAGGCGGCCGGCCTCGACGTTCCGGTCTTCGGCGCCGTGGGCGAGGTCCGCTCGAAGCATCGACCCGAGCCGAATATGCCGCTGGAGCCGACCGCCGGCGTGTTCCTGGCCGACCTGGTGGTGTCGGAGCGACTCTCGTGCGTGCTCGACGTCTCGGCCTTCAGCGAAGCGAACAAAATTCGATTTCTGCTCGATTTCGCCACCCGCCTGTACCAGCGGAACGAGGACGCGCTCCATCTGTTTCTCGAAGAGGCGGACGATTACATCCCTCAGAAGCCCTTCAAGGAACAGGCGCGGCTGGTGCACATCTTCTCGAAAATCGTGAAGCTCGGGCGGGCCCGCGGCCTCGGCGCGACGATCATCACTCAACGGTCGGCCGTGGTGAACAAGAATGTTCTCACCCAGATCGGGACGCTGATTGCCCACCGCACGACGTCTCCGCAGGACCGCAAAGCAATTCAAGGGTGGGTCGACTTCCACGGCCAGAGCCGCGAGATCGTCGATTCTCTCCCGTCCCTCGAAGATGGCGAGGCGTGGGTCTGGTCGCCTCAGTGGCTCAAATGTTGCGATCGAGTGCAAATTCGACGGCGGCAGACGTTCGACTCTGGAGCGACGCCGAAGGCCGGCAAGTCGCGCCCGGCGGTGCGCCTCGCGGAGATCGACCTGCCGGCGATTCAGGCCCGCATGGCCGAGACAATCGAACGGGCCAAGGCGGAAGACCCGAAGGAACTGAAGAAGACGATCGCCGAGCTGCGCAAGGAGCTTTCCGCCAAGCCGCAACGGCCCTCCGGGGGCGCCGACCCGCGCATCATCGAACGGTCGATCGGGAAAGCGGTTGCAGAAAACGAGCGGAAATGGCAAGCCAGCTTTACAAATCTGCAGCGGCATGCGCGGGCACTGGAAACAAAACTCCAGAAGATCACCGCCCTGGCGAACGTCGACGGCCATGCGCCCGTCGTGGAACCGCCGAAACGGGCACCGATCACCGCCCCTCGCGTGTCCGCGGAACGTGCGGCTCCGGCTGTCGCGGCCCGGCGCACGAGAGAAGCGGCCGCACCGCCGGCCGAAGGGCTCACGCGCAAGCAGCAGGAGATCATCGACGCGGCGGCATGGTGGGAAAGCGTCGGCGTGCCGGAACCGTCCACTGTGCAGGTCGGGGCGATCGCGATGATCGACGCTACGGGGGGTTACTTTTCGAGTTGTATTGGCCCGCTGGTGACTGGCGGCCTCGTGGAGCGCGGCGGGGGCACGATCCGCCTGACCGATGCGGGGCGGAGTGCCGCGCGTCCGATGGATCAGATCGCCTCCCTGGCCGACTATCACGAGATGCTGCGGGCGCGGGTGCGTCAAAGCCGGAATGCGTCGGGGAAGACGGTCGCGATTCTCGACGCCGTGATCGACGCCAACGGTGAGGAGCTGACAACCGAGCAGATCGGCGAGGTTGTTGGGGTCGATCCGACTGGCGGGTACTTCTCAAGCTGCATCGGGCCCCTGTCGACGTTGGGGCTGATCGAGCGGTCAGCCGGCCGGGTGCGGCCGACGGGGCTGCTGTTTCCGTCGGGTCTGTGAAGGAGACGGTCAGTGATTCCGCTGGAGACGCCGAACGCGCATCAGATCACCTGCGGCGACTGCGGGTCGGCCCTGATCGTCGGCCGGCCGGCCGGCGCCTGCGACCTGTGCGAAGCGGTCGTCTGCACCTGGTGCGCGGAGAAACACCGCTGCGCGTGCCAGGAATGCGGCAAGCGGGACGCGCGGGTCCGCTGCGGACACTGCGGGCTCCTGCTGTGCCGATCGGAGCGCTGCATCGAGTGGCGATCGTATCAATGCTGCAACGACAAGTATGGGTGGATCGAGCTGGATTCCGAGGAGCGACCCACACTCCGGTAAATCCACCCGAGCGACGGCCCGGCGAGGGGTGGTAATTCCAACCAGCCGGGTAAATTTCTGGCGGTTGAATTGCGGGTAAAGTCACCCGAGCGAAATCTCTCGGGAAAAACGGCCTCGAATCGCGAAAGATCCGGGTTTCGACGGCCGTCGCCGGCTCAGGGTTTTTTGGCCCCAACGGGAAGGACGAAGCACGAATGACGAAGCGGCGGGGGTATTACTGTCCCAACTTCAAACAGCGGTGCGCCTGGGTCATTCGACTTAAGGACGGGAGCGAGGCGAACTGCAGCCGCCGCCGCGTTCACGGCGACCTCTGCACACAGCACGCCAGGATGCGCGCGGCCAACCACGAAGGGAGGCGGGATGGGCGAGTGGACCGAGGCGTTCGATGACGAAATGACCGGCGCGTGCGCTCCGATGAAGCCGACGATTCTCAAGATCGGCTACCGGCGCACGAAGTGGTGGGAGCCGAGTACCGGCGCGTGGATCACGGCCCTGGAAGTTGCCGAGAAGACCGCGCGGTCGTTCGAGCTGTTTCTCGACCTGCTGGAGCCCCTCGGCGACACCGTCGACGTCGTCGTCGAAACGTCCCACCACCTGGCGGAGGAAGAGCACGTCGACCATTGGCGGCACGAGATCGACATGCCGGTCCTGCGGAGCGTCCTCTGCGAATTCGAGCATCTGCTCGTCGGCGACGGAGGTCTCGGCATCGCGGTCTTGAACCCCGAGGCGCCGCTCGAAGTGCAGTTCGACAATCACAAGATGATCTACTGCTACGGGGACCGCGAACCCTTCGAGAAGATCCTCGACGCCCGCGGCCTGGGGCGCTTCGACGAGCTGCAGACCGTCGCGGACGTCGAGCACTACCATTGGACGACTGACGAGTTTGAGCGGGCGGCCGTCGAGCTGATGACGCGGCTGGGGGTCGACGCGGAAACGGGGCGATAACAGCTCATTATTTCCTCTCGACGAGGACCGGGCGCACCGCCGAACATCCCGGCCGCGGTCGGGTGAGGAGTTCACCGTCACTCCCCAGGGCCCGCGGATCGGGCCTCATTAGCCGACGGCCGCGGCCCGCCCGACCGTCTTCAGGAGCAGGGCATGCTCAGCATTCTCAGGGGGCTCCGGTTGTTGGGACGAATCGTCGGAACGGTGCTCGTCCCGTGGGTGAAAATGAGCCTCGCTGCGGCGGCGGAATTGGAAGGGGCGGGGCACCTGCTGCCTGGGTGCGCGCCGCCGAACCCACTCCAGGAAAAGGAATTGCCCACGTCGGGCGGCAGGCTGCGCTGGCTGGCGCTGCGCAAGGTCTTCTCGGGAGAGCTGTTCATCTTCATCTACGACCGCAAGTCGACACCGCGGCTCGTGGCGATGCTGGAGCAATTCGCATCGGACCCCGAGCTGAGCTTCAGCTGGGAAGACGTCGAGCTGCTCAAGGACCGCATCCCCGCCGAGTGGCGCGTCCCTCTGTAAGAATTGCAGTCGGGATCCTCACGCCGCCGAATCGGCCGACCGCTCGGCGGCCAGCTCGTCGGCCAGGCGAGGGGCCACCCAGGTCCGTACGACGCGCGACTTCGACGCCCCCCGGCACGCCGCGTACCAGCCGAGCCGGATGCTCTCGGTCACGGTGAGCGGGACCCAGATCTTCGCGTGGGGACGCGAGGCCTCGGGAAGGATCGGCCGCTCAATGTCCCACGTCTCCGGCGACCGCCGCACGAGGGGGGTCAGCTCGCCGGTGATCCATCGGCGCAGCTGGGCCGGAGGGCTGGCGTTACGGCGAGCGCACCACGCTAAAAAGGCCGCGTGATCCTCGGCCGGAAACCGGACCGGGACGCGAACGCGGCGGGGACGTGGCGGGGGCCCGGCCTCGGCAATCATCGGCCCACGCTCGCGGGTAGGACTTGACGCCCCCCCCGCGCACCGCCGATGTTCTGCCGCTGGAAAGACACGCGGGGCGGCTGGCGCATGGATGCTCCTCCGTCTCGCCTCTTCCCGCCGGTGGCAGGGACGCCGCCGGCGATCTTCCCCCCCCTCAAGGGTGCGACAGTGCAAATTCTAAGCCAACTCCTCGACGGGAAAAAGACGACACTCGCCGGCCTGGGATTGATCCTGTGGGCCGCCGCCGGCTTCCTCCTGTCCGTCTCCGGCATCGACAGCGCCGCCGCCCTCGACGCCAACCAGGCCCTGCAGCACGCCCTGGAAGGGCTCGCGCTCCTGGGGCTCGGCGGCAAGCTCGAGAAGCAGACCGACGAGATCAAGGTCAACACCGAGGCCTTGAAGCAGCGGTGAGCCCCCTCATCGAACTGGCGGCCGACGTCGGCCGCTGGGCCTTCGGCCGCGTGGTGCGCAGAGTCGCGCGCCGCGAAAGCCCCGCCGGCGAGCTCGAGGAGCTGCAGGACAGTGTCACCCGCGGCGACCAGCTTACGCTCAACGCGATCTTTACCCGGTGGCGAAACCGCCGTCGGCTGGCGGATCGCGATCGTCCTTCTGGCGGCGGTGGCGACCCTGGAAGGGTGCAGCCTGGCCCGGCCGAAGACGATCGCCGTCCGGGATGACACCGTCCCCCGCATCATCAACCGGGGCGAACCGGCCCCGTACGACGGCGTTCTGCTCTCGCGTCCACTCTTCAATGAGGTGGCGCCATGTCTGCTGATCCCCGAAAGCGAATGACCCCAGGAGACGCCGATCCCGCTTCCCCTGCGCGGCTGAAGCGGCCGCCGCTGACCCGCGGACCGCAGTCGATCGGGGAGCTGCTCAACATTCTGCTGGCGCCGCTCGAGGAGGGGGCGCAACCGAAAAACCGAAGAGTCGGCACGCGGCCAGCACGCGGTCGGCAACTGGAACTTTTCTAAGCGAGACGACTCATGCAAACACGCCACCGCGAAACCGGCAGCAAGGTCTCATTCCTCTTTAAGGCCACGGGCCTGATCGCGCTGGGGCTCGCGGTGGCGCTCCTCATCGGATGCGCTCAGCTGCGCGATCTGTCCGATCGCATCAGCGAGTGCCTGAAGCGGGTCTGCCAACCCGTACCGGAAGAACCGACCGTTCCGGTCGACAACCCCACGCCGCAACCCGAGACGCCGGCGCCGACGTCGGAGACGTTCCTCGACGATCCGAACTGGCAGTCGCGGCAGGACTGAACCAGGAGCACGCATGGCGACGACCGCCAACGCCCGGCCGCTCACCCTGGCCGACGGGCCCAAGAAACGACTCGGCAACTCTCCCACCATCAAGACCGCCGACGAAGCCAACCTCGCCCTGCGCGAGATGGGCTTTCTGCGGGATCACGCGGCCACGATCAACGCCGCTCGCGACCAGGCCCTGCGCAAAGCCGCCGAAGAGATCAACGCGCGGTTCGACGCCGAGCTGGTCGTCGACGTCGACGGCGAGGAAGTTCTCTATGACGATCGGGCCAAGATGCTGCACGCCGCCCTCGAGACCTGGGCCGAGGAAGAGTACGCCGGCGTCAAGAACGGCGAGGCGAAGAAGCGATCGCTCAACCTGGTCGAGGGAAAGATCAGCTGGCAGAAGGCTCGCGACTCGGTCGTCTACGCAGCCAACAAGAGCGCGAACACCGCGATCGCCGCGATCGACAAGGCGCTGGAGAAGGAAGACGAAGCCAGCGTGATGCAGCAGCTGCACGGGCTGCTCGATCAGATCGAGGTGACCCTCGGCGACGAGGCCGTGCCCGTGGCCGAGCTGGTGAAGGTCTCGCTGACGATCGAACGCACGAAGCTCCTCGAGGCGTTCAAAGCGAAGCGCGTCTCGCGCGACGTGCTGCGCGCGATCGGCTGCCTCTTCGAAGCGGGGCGCGATTATTTCAAAGCGGAACCGAACGAATATCAGCCGCCCGACGTCGGCTGATTTCGGACGATTTCCGAGGCCTTCCGGGGCCGCCCCGGACCCCCCCCGGTCGCGGGTCCTTCCTCCCCCCACCCGGGGGCTAGGGCGGTCAGGCAATCGGCTTTTTTTTGCTTGGAACGTGAAAAAATGGGCCCGTACTACTACTACCGGGAGCGAAAATGAGCCGCCAGCGAAAGAAGAAAACCGCCGATTTTCCCGCAGAAAACGGGGCTTTGAAGCTCGAATCCGTGCCCCTCGGCGAGCTGCACGAGGACCCCGCCAACGCCCGCACGCATGACGATCGAAACCTCGCGGCGATCGAGGCCAGCCTCCGCGAGTTCGGCCAGGTCGAGCCGCTCGTGGTGCTCGCGTCGTCCGGTCGCGTGATCGGCGGCAACGGCCGTCTCGCGGCCATGAAGCGACTCGGCTGGGAGAAGGCCTACGTCGTTCGATTCTCCGGTTCGGAGACGCAGGCACGGGCGCTGGCGATCGCGCTCAATCGGACGGCCGAGCTGGCCGGATGGGACGGTGACGTCCTCGCACAAACGATTGAGGCTCTCCGTTCGGACGGCTTCGACGTGTCGGCGCTTTGCATCTCGGACGAGGAGCTGCGGCAGATCGTGGAGGCCGCTCCATCGGCGGACGGTGGGGAGACGCCGAAGCAGAAGAAGCACGTCGAATTCGAGGCGACCGTTCCCGACGACGACCCCGCGGCGACCTCTCTGATTTCGCGGGCGGCGGTCCTGCAGAAGAAGTGGAAGACTTCGGTCGGCCAGCTCTGGGAGATCAAAGGCGTCAACGGCGATCGCCCGCACCGGCTGTTGATCGGCGATTCGACGAAGCCGGACCAGGTCGCGCGGCTCTTCGATGGTGCGCAGGCCTGCCTGATGAACACCGACCCGCCTTATGGCGTGGATTTCGCGGGACTCAAGAAGGGAATGGCCGGGGGGTTCAACACGCTGAAATCGACTGGCGGCATTGAGAACGACGACCTCACCGATCCGGCCGAGCTGCGGAAGTTCCTCGAGGAGACGATCCGCACGGCGCTGCCGCACCTGCGCGAGAAGACGGCGTTCTATCTTTGGCACCCGATGCTCACGCAGGGCACGTTTTTTGCGGCGGCGGCGGCGGCGGCGGCCGACATTCTGATTCACCGGCAGATCATCTGGGTCAAGCCGCATCTGGTTCTCACGCGGAGCGGTCAGTATCACTGGAAGCACGAGCTTTGCTTCTACGGCTGGGTCCGCGGAAAACCTCCCGAGTGGTACGGAGACAAGAGCCAGGTCTCCGTCTGGGAATGCGGCGAGCCCTCCCACGGCCGGCTGCACCCCTCGCAAAAGCCGGTCGAGCTCTTCCGCCGGCCGATTCTAAATCACACCCTTCCAGGCGAGATCGTCTACGAGCCCTTCGCGGGAAGCGGTTCGCAATTCCTCGCGGCGGAGCAGACCCAGCGCGTCTGCTACGGCATTGAGCTCGATCCGCCGTTCGCCGCGGTCGTTCTCGAAAGGATGCGTCTGATCGGTGCCGATCCGCAATGCAGCACCGACAAAGTCCCCGCTCGCAAATCTAAGGCCGCGTGATCGTCGGCGTGCCAACATCCTTCGTCGTCTCCACCCTGGCCGACGTCGGCCGATTCTTCGGAGTCGCCCTGCAAACGGTGAAGCAGTGGCGCACGGAGACCGACCCGATGCCGGGGCGCCCGGGCGCTTTCGATCTTTCGGAGATCGCCCGCTGGAGAATCGCCCGCGCTGAACGCGGCGGCGGGCCGAAGGAGGGGACGACGAAGTCCCGGCTCGAGGAGACCAACCTCGCCCTCGAGGTGCAACGGCGCAAAGTGCAGCTGGACCGCCTGCAGGAGACACTCGTCGATCGCGCGGCGGTCGAGCTCTTCTGCTCGACGTGCCTCACACATCTCGGCGACTGGTGCGACCAGCTTCCCCAGCTCGTCGCCGCGGAGCTCCCCAAGTCGCACCGCGCCAAAATCGCCAATCGAATCCGTCGCGAGCTGGATCAACGCCGCGAGCAGCTCTCCTCTGATCTCCGGCAGCTTCCCAGGGGGTCGGCATGACCACGGCGCGATTATCACCAGCGGTCAGCGAGGCGATTCTGCCGCGGAAGGAAGTCCGCACGGTCGACTGGGCCGCCGCCAACGTCGTTCTGCCGCGCGGCAGCGAGATCACCGGGAGATTCCGCATCGATCTTTTCCCGCACATGGCCGAGCCCCTCGACTGCTGTGACGATCCGCAATATCGCCGCGTTTCGCTCCAGATCGCCGCGCGCATGGGGAAGACGGTCGCCGGCCAGGTGCTCCTCGCGAAGATCGGTGCGACGAATCCGCACCCGATGGCGCTCGCCGACGCCGACCGCAAATCGACCGAGCGCGTGATGAAGCGGACCTGGCGGCTCTTCGAGTTGATCGAAGCCCTCGCGGAGAAGATGCCTCCCCCGCACCTGCGCGCGCAGGACCGGATTGCACTCGCCGACTTCGAGATTCACGGCTGCTGGTCGGGATCTCCGTCGACCGCGGCCGACTTTGCGGCTTATGTCGTCGTGCTGAACGAGATCGACAAAATGACGCGGGATGCGAGCCGAGAGGCCGACTTCCCGCACCTGATGGCCGAGCGGGCGAAGGGTTACACGCGCTCGACGATCCTCGACCTCTCGACCCCCTCGCTCAAGAACCTGTCGCGGATCGAGGAGCTGCGGCTCTCGGGGGACAACCGGGCCCGCTGCGTGCCGTGCCCGCATTGCAATCACTTCCAGACGCTGCGCATGGGGGACGAATCGACCCCCGGCGGTCTCAAGTGGGAGAAGAATCGGGCCGGCGAAAGCGAGCCGGCGCGGGCCTTCGAGACCGCCTGGTACGAATGCGAGAAGTGCCGCAAGAAGATCAACGACGAGCACCGTTACGCGATGCTCAACTCGGGCTTGTGGGTGCCGGAAGGGTGCGAGATCAAGCGGGGGAAGGTTGTCGGCGAGCCGCTGCGGCGGGGAACGCACGCCAGCTTCGGGCCGTTGTCGACGCTGCACTCGCTGCTGCCCTCGATCAGCTGGGGTCGGATCGCCCAGGAGTACGTCGAGGCGGTGCACGCGGCGCGGCGTGGCCAGACGGAGCGGCTGCGGAACTTCGTCAACAGCTGGCTCGGGGAGACGTGGGACCCGAAACCGCGCAAGACGCGCCCGCACGAGGTCGCCGAGCGCCTGGCCGGCGACGAGCCGATCGGCGTCTGTCCCGCCTGGTCGGTCTTCCTGACCGGGGCGGCCGACGTGCATGGCGAAGGGAACGAGCTGATCTGGCAGGTCTGCGCCTGGGGCCCTCATGCCCGTGGCCAGGTGATCGATTACGGCGCCTGCGAGTCGTGGGAGGTCTTCGAGCGGTTTGTGCTCGACACTGAGTATCGCCACGACGACGGGGGACGGCCGCTGCGCATCGCCCGCATGGGAATCGACTCGGGGGACGGCCACCACACCGAGACGGTTTACGAATTCTGCCGGCGGGTCCCCGGCTGCGTGCCGCTGAAGGGGGGCGGGACGGGCCGCTTCGCGGAATTCATGCGCGTCGCCGACGTGAACGCCGTCCCCGGCCGGCCGCAGCCGCGCCGCGTCCCGATGCTGGGGAAGACGACGACGCGCCTGCTCCTGTACCACGTCAACCACGAGCGCTCGCAGCGGTGGATTCAGGCCCTCGTCGAGGGGGACGTCGATCGCGATCAGCCCCACTTCTTCAGCCTGTGCCAGGAAGCGGCCGTCGACGGAGTCTTCCTCGATCAGCTGATCGCGGAATACCCGCATGACGAGCGGAACGACGACGGCTATCTCGTCTCGAAATGGACCCGCACGGGGGCCAACGAGCAGCGCGACCTCGCCCGCTACAACCGCGCCCTGGCCGACATCGTCATGCAGAACGGCAAGAACTGGGATCGGATCAGCCGTGCGACGACGCTGACCGAATCGCGGCCTGCGTCCTCCGGGAGGGGCTGGTTTTCGCGACGGAGGGGCCGATGATCGACGAGGGACGGCCGACCGACTGCCCCCGCTGCGGCTGCAACGGGACCGAGGCGATCGCCCGGGTCTCGATCTGGGGGGCCGACCAGGAAAAACGGCTCTGCGGCCATTGCGGACACCAGTTTACGACGCGCCCCGACGTGGAGGTCGCCCCCCCGGCGGGGAAAGTCTGCGTCCCGTATCACGTATTGCGGTGCCCCTTCTGCGATTCGCGGGCGACCCGCGTGACGTCGACGCGGCGCGGCGGGGTGCGCTTCCACCGCTGCCGGAGCTGTAACCGGGCCTTCACCAGCCGGGAAGAGTGACAATTTTCAGAATCGGTACAGATCCTGTACCGATTCCCGGCGCGCAAAGGGGCGCGCACCGCTTAACGTCCCCCGCGTGAGCGCAGCCCTCATCAATGAGAAAGTCACCGCGGCGGTCGACGCGATCGAGGCCGGGGACTTCGCGACCGCCAAGACGAAGCTCCTGGCGGCGAAGGCCCTGCTGATCGCGCGCCCCGACACGCGGCACCAAACGAGCGAGCTCCGCTGGAACCGGGAGGCGATCGACTCGCTGATCCGGCAATGCGACCAGGAGCTGACCGCCGCGACGGTGAGGGCGGTCGGCGGGGTGCAGCGCACGAGGATCAATTACGTCGGCGCCCGGGCGCCGGAGGACTGCTGATGCTTCGCTGGCTCGGCAAAATGTTCTCGCTCCGTTCGCACGAGGCGATCTCGCTCCGCCGCTTCGAGTCGGCGAAGACGACGCGCCTCAATTCCGCGCAGTGGAAGGACGCCGCCGACCAGCCGATCAACCAGGACATCGCCCTCGACGCCTCGACGATCCGCGGCCGCACGCAGAAGCTGTACCACACCGACGGCTTCGTGCAGGGGGTGGTCAACACGCACGCCGCGGACATCGTCGGCGAGCAGGGGCCGACGCCCCAGGTCGAATCGGACAGCGAGGAATGGAACCGCTGGGCCGAGGACGTCTGGCTCGAGTGGTGGAATCCCGCCTGGCCGACTCTCGACACGCGCCCCGACGCGGCCGGGCTGCTGTGCGGTCCCGACCTTCTCACTCTCTGGATGAAGGGGCTCTGGAAGAACGGCGAGATTCTGCTGCAGCTGATCTCGAAGCAGGATCGCCCCGGCCTGGTGAAGCTCCGCATCAACACGGTTCACCCGCGCCGGCTGAAGACCCCCCTTGCGGGGATGGCCAACGGGTCGATCTTCGCGGGGATCGAGCTCGACGCCAACGGTCGGCCCTTGCGCTACCACTTCGAGAAGTACGTGCCGGGCGAGATCGCCGCGATGAGCCTCCAGACCGAGGTGGTGAACGCCTCCGACGTGATTCACTTCTTCCGCCCCGACGAGGAGGGGCAGTCGCGCGGCATCCCCTGGCTCTCCCCCTCGCTGCAGCCGACGGCCGACCTGCGCGACTACGACGACCAGGTGATGGACGCGGCCCGCCAGGCCGCCGACTGGGCCGTCGCCCTGTTCACGAAGCACCCCGACGCCGAGTACATCGAGGTCAACGAATCGACCGAGATCGAGCGGCGGACCATGTCGACGCTGCCGCCGGGCTGGGAGCCGATGGGGCTCACGCCGCCGCAGCCGTCGACGAATTACGTCGACTTCCGCACCGAGAGGCAGCGGGAGATCGGCCGTCCGGTCGGCATGCCGGGGCTCAAGATTCGCTGCGACGCCTCGAAGCACAATTATTCGTCGGCCCGCTTCGACGATCAGGGTTACGCGGCGCAGAACGCCGCGCTGGAGGGGGCGCTGGAGCGCGGCGTCCTGAACACCCTCTTCTTCCTCGTCGTGCGCGAGGCCGAGCTGCAATCGAAGTCGGCCGACGTCCCGGTTCCCCAGCGTCCCAAGAAGGTCCGCCTCGCGTGGAGCTGGGCGCCGCGGCCGCACGTCGACCCCGAAAAGGAAATGTCCGCGCTCCTGATCGAGCTGGCCGAGACGAAGACTCTCAGCTTCGGCGAGGCCTGCAAGCGGCTGAACCGCGATCCCGAGGCGGTGCTCCGCGATATCGAGAAATGGAACGCGCGGTTCAAGACGGCGGGCATCGTCCCCCCGTGGGAGCGGCCGACCGGCGGCGGCGGCGAGGCCGACCCCGAGTCGCGCTCGGCGCTCCGCGCGCAGGTCCTGCGGTGGATTCGCGAGGAGCTCGAGGAGCGGGGGGTCTCGGGATGGAGGGAGTGACGATGGGGACGCGCGATTTCACGCGAAATGATCCGACGCAGGCGCTGGACCTGACGACGCGGACCCTCTCCCTGCGGGCCGAGACGGCCAACGAGCAGGAGCGCTCCGTCGAGGCGATCCTGTCGACCGATCAGCCGGTCGCCGTCTTCGATTTCGAGCGGTTTGCGATCATCGACGAGGTGCTCCGGGCCGACGGAGCGCAATTCGGGGCCAAGGTCCCGCTGCTCGAGGCGCACATGCGCTTCGATCTCGATTCGGTTCTCGGTTCGATCCGGGACATCCGGGTCGAGGGGAACCAGGTCGTCGGCCGGCTCTTCTTCCAGAAGGGGGACGAGCGGTCGGATCGGGCCTGGATGAAGGTCCGCGACGGGCACGTCACCGACGTCTCGGTCGGGTACCGCGCGACGCAGTACGTTGACATTCCTCCGAACAAGTCGGCCACGGTGGCCGGCCGCAAGTACACGGCGGGCCCGCGCACGCTGCGCGTCACGACGCAGTGGAAGCTGCGCGAGGGCTCGCTGGTTCCGATCGGCGCGGATGACGCCGCGAAGATTCGGGAGCAGCACCAACTTTCACTTCGAGCCGCGGCCGAAAGCCGCCAGTCCAAGGAAGGGCAGACCATGAATCCTCAATTGCGCGCGTACCTGGAGACGATCGGGCTGCGGAGCGAGGCCACCGAAGCGGAGGCCCTCGCCTTCTGGGAGAAGCTGCGGGGGGCGGAGCGGGCCCGCGCGGACATGATCTCCAACGGGACGATCGTCCCCGCCGGCGCGCGGAGCGAAGCCGCGCCGGCCGCACCGCAGACCCCGGCCCCCGGCGCGCAGACGCCGCCGGCCGCGACGAGTGAGACGCAGCGCGCCGCCGCGCCGGCCGCTCCGACGAACCCGTCGCCGGCGAACGATCCCGAGCAGATTCGCCGCGAGGGGGCTCAGGCCGAGCGGCAGCGCGTGGCCCGCATCCACGAGCTGGCTGGCGTGGACGTTCCCGACGACCTGGTGCAGCGGGCGATCAGCGAGGGGTGGGACGAAACGCGCGTCGCGCGGGAGTTCCTCAACTCGATCCGGGTCGGCCGCGGCGACTCGGTCGGCCAGGCCCCGGCGGGACACTCCCGCAGCCACGATGAGCAATGCACGGCGGACGTCCTGGCCACCGGGCTGATGCACCGGGCCGGGCTGTTCCGCATTCCCGCCGGCGCCTCCGATCAGGTGCGGCGCGAGTACGAGCGGCGGGCCGAGATCGCCGATCAGTTCTCGGACATGTCGCTGGTCGACATCTGCCGCGAGGCCCTGCGGATCGAGGGCCGGCCGCGGACTCATCGCCGCACCGAGATGATCCGCGCGGCGGTCTCCACCACCACCCTCGTCAACGTCTTCACGCAGTCGGTCTCGGCCGCGCTGATGCAGGCGTTCATGGAAGCCGAAGACAGCACCCAGGGCTGGGTCCGCGAGGTCGACGTCCCCGACTTCAAGACCAACACCCGCATCATGACCGACAAGACCGCGGGGCTGCAGAAGCTCCCCCGAGGCGCCACCGCGCAGCACACGACGATCGGGGACTCCGCCGAGGAGTACAAGATCGCCCGCTACGCGCAGCAGTTCTGCGCCGATGAGCAGGACATCATCGACGACGCCTTCAACGTCCTGCTCGACATGCCCCGCGAGATGGGTTACGCCGCCGCGCGGCTCCGCCCCGACCTGGTCTACTCGCTGCTGCACGCCAACGCGAACCTCTCCGACTCGGTCGCGCTGTTTGACGCGAGCGGGCACGGCAACGCCGCCACCGACGCCCTCGCCGCGGCCGCGATCCAGGCGGCGATCAGCGCCATGGCGATCCAGCGGAAGAACGGGGTGCCCCTCAACCTGAAGCTGAAGCACCTGATCGTCAACCCGGCCCTCGAATTCGCGGCGGACATCGCCCTCAACAGCGCGTACCGCCAGGCGGCCACCGAGGGCGACCGCAACCCGCTGAAGGAGCGGTCGATCCTCGTTCACTCCGACGCCCGCCTGGGAGTTGCCGGGGTCACCGATCCGGCGACCGGCACGGTCCACGCCGGTTCGGCAACCCGCTGGTACGCGGCCGCCGATCCGACGCAGGCGCCGACGATCGAGGTCGGGTATCTGCGCGGCAAGAATCGCCGCCCGCAGCTCCGCGGTTATTCGCTCGACCGCGGTCAGTGGGGCGTGGGCTGGGACATCAACCACGACATCGGGGTGAAGGCCCTCGCCTTCCAGGGGCTCTACCGCGGCAATACGTGATTCTCCCCCGCGCGTTTGGTTCCGTCTCTCGATCGACGAATCACAGACCTGTCGAAAGGTGACCCATGTCGAAGAAGAAAAGCGAAGATCGTCCCGCGGAGGGGATCAGCCTGGCGGAGGTTCCGCTGGCCGACGTCGCCCCTCTCGGAGACGAGGTCGTCCCCGTCCGTTCCGCCGACGGGATGGAGCTGAAGCCGGTGACGCTGCGGGTCGACGCGGCGCTCGGCTACGGCACCCGGCCGGCGGGGACGGTGATCGCCTACGTCGGAGTGCCGGCGGGCATCGATCTCAACGAGGCCCTCGGCGCGCTCCGCAATCCGCACCTGATCGAAGTTTGACGCGGGCCCCCTCGGCCGCGCGAGACACATTTCCGAACACCCCGAGCACTTGAGGAGCCCGAGTCATGGCCGCAGAAGCCCAATATCTGCAAGACGAGGAAGTCATTCAGTTCACGGCCGCCGCCGCGCTCGCCAGCGGCGAGGTGATCCAGCTCGAGGACGGCCGCGCCGCGGTCGTCTCCGGGGCGAAAGGTTTTGCGTCGGGTGATCTCGCCAGCGCCCGCGTCCGGGGACGGCACAAGTGCATCGTCGCCAGCGGAGTCACCTTCGCCGACGGCGATCCGGTCTACTGGGACGCCTCGGCGAACACCTGCATCACCGCCGGCTCCTGCGAGGACGGCGACTTTTACCTGGGCAGCGCCGTCGGCGCGAAGGGGAGCGGCGTCACGTCGATGAACGTCGACTTGAACGGCCCCGCCGGAGCGCAGCGCGGCCTCTTCAGCTCGCGGGTGAAGCTGATCGATCACGCCGACGCGGCCGAGCACATCCTGATCGATGCCAAGGACAACCCGAACGGTCTGGCCCTCGTCGCCCTCCTGGGCGAGGTGACCGAGCAGCCGGCCGGCTCCTCGGAAGACCAGCTGATCGTGACCCTCTTCGACGAGGATGACAACGCGATCGACACCCTCACCACGAGCGGAACACCCGACGCCGTCGGCGACATCGTCGTCGGCGCGACGGCGATGTACGCGACCGCCACCGGCGGAGTCTTCAAGAAGATTCCCGCGGGGAAGGCGGCCTACGTGAAGGTGACGCAGCCCACCGCCGGCACTCCCGCCGGCGCGCTGAAGGTCCGCGCCGTGGTGATGCCCCTGGTCTGATCGAGCGAGCCGACCATGCCGAGCGCTTTTGACCAGGACTTCGAGGAGACGGCCAGCGCCGATCTCCTCGAAGTGCTGGGCCAGGAGATCACCGGGGGTCTGCCCGGGGCCGAGGAGCCGCTCGAATTCGTCGGCATCGTCGAGGAGCAGCAGAGCGACGGCCTCGTCTACGAGGGCTGGGGACTCAAGGACGACCGTCGCGCCGTGCTGCAGGTGACCGCGGCGGTCGCCGCCTCCTTCGTCCCCGGTTGGGTCTTCACCATCAATTCGGAGGTTTGGAATTACTGCGGCGAGCTCAAGCGGGAAGCGGGGCTCGTGCACGCGAAGATCGCCCGGCCGGGAATCTCCCGGCTCGACCGCTTCCGCAACAAGTAAAGCAGAACAAATAAGGAAACCAGGAGACCAGGAAAGGAGTTCAGATCAGCCCCTCTCTTTGCATTTTTCCTGGCTTCCTGGGTTCCTGATTGATCGCCCCTTCTTCGTCCTTCGTGCTTCGGGAATTGAACCGATGCCCCCGACCGTCTCCGCCACCGGGCCTCTCTCGCTTCCCTTCGCGCGGTGCGCGGAGCTGGTGGCCAGCTCGGAGACGTTCCAGACGCTGGTCGGGGCCGCAAACGCCGCCGACGCCCTCGAATTCGTCAAGTACCCCTACCTCGACGTCGAGGCGGACAACTTCGAGCCGCCGCTGGCCCTCGTCTGCGACAGCGACGACCTGCCGCAGTCAAAGAACCGCCTCACCGAGCAGTCGGGGGAGCTCTGCCTGCAATTCTTCCTCCCGATCAACGAGGAGCTGACCGACCCCCGCGACAAGCTCCTCGCGCTGCGGAACACTCTCGGGGCGATCCTGGACGAGATGCTGGCCAACGCCCGCAATCCGAACGGGGCGGGGGGGACCTATTTCGGGATGATCGGCTGGCGGAAGGATCAGGCGCCCTGCATCGCCGCGCCGGAACGGGTCGGCGTCGAGTTCCTCTTCGCGTCCTTCATCGTGGAGTGGAACTGATGACATTCCGCATCTCGGCCACGCTCCACGCGACGCGCGATCCGCGGCTCTTTGTGCGCGATCACAACCGCTTCGTCCGCGAGGCGTTCCGCAAGGCGGCCGAGTTCCACCACAAAAAGCACATCCCGCGCCACTTCGAGAAGTTCGCCGGCGCGAAGTACGGCTACGCCAAGCGGCGCAGCCGCGTCTGGGTCGGCATCTTCGAGGCGATCGGCAAAAGCCCCTGGCGCCCCGGCGAGCCGCGGAAGGGATCGTACCAGGAATACAAGGACCGGCTCGGTCTGCCGCCGCTGGTCTTTACCGGGGCCTCGCGTCACCTGGCGACGACCCAGCGGCAGATCACGGCGACGTCGACCAAGGGGGCGCGGCTGATCGTCCGGCTGGCGCTCGGCGGGGCCAGCGGCCGCTTCCGGTTCAAGAAGGGGCAGACGCAGCTCACGCAGCAGCAGAAGGAGATTGCCGCCCGCATCGCCGAGATGGAGACGATCGCTCCCGACGAGCAGCGGGCGATCAATCGCGTGATTCAGGAGCACTACACACTCCTCGCGAATGCCCCCGGCACTCCCTACCGGAAGCGCGTCGCGCGGACCGTGTCCAACTAACGCGGAGGCCCCCATGTCCATCACATCGCACGAACGCTTCACGAGCTACCCCGCGATCATCAACGCGGGCTTCACGCTGAACCACATCCGCTCGGTCCGCCCCGCCCCGGGCGTGCAGAAGATGACGATCTTCCCCGGCGGGTCGGTCGACCCGGCGGTGATCGCCGAGGCCTTCCGCGAGCCGACGATCGACATTGTCTCGGGGGACCTGGGGACGGTGCTGGCGGCGATCTCGCCGGTGACGGGGCTCGCCTGCACGTCGACCTCGACCTTCCAATGGCAGCAGCGCGCCGACGGCGGGACCTTCCAGGGCTCGGGGGCCCACATCACCCTCACCAGCCCGAAGGGGTTCATCTACCCGACCGAGATCAGCGCGCAGCAGGACGCGCGGGAAGGGGCGCAGATCAGCCTGCGGTATTACGGCCTGCGGAGCGGAGCCAACGCCCCGCTGGTGGCCAACACCGCGCAGAGCCTCTCCGGCGTCGTCGCGGTCAACGGGCTCTATCGCCTGTCGAAGGTGGTCTACGAGGGGAGCGTGATCGGCGGCGTGCAGTCGGTCCGCTTCAACCCGGGGATCACCTACATGCCCAAGCGCGAGAGCGGCAACGTCGCCGCCGACGTCGGCTCGATCGTGCAGCGGGAGGCGATGCTCGAAATCCGCGGCACGAATCTCTCGACGGTGGCCGCGGTCGGCTTCGGAGTGGCGGGCATCTCGGCGGGGCTCACCTGCTACTTCGAGCGGATCGGCGGCGGCGCGGGGACGGCGGTCTCGATCACCATCGCCGGCGGCAGCTACCACGTCGACGGGCTCGACCAGTCGGGTCTCGACGACTGCGAGGGGACGATCGTCGCCAGCCGGGCCAACGGGACGGTCGGCTTCAGCACGACGGCCACCATCCCCTGACGGAGCCAATCAGGAACCCAGGAACGCAGGAGAAATTCAGAGGTCCGCGCGAATCAGTTTTTCTTCCTTCTCTCCTGGCTTCCTCATTCGATTCGGATTCATTTCACGCGAAATAGGAGCAGGGCATGCCCAGCCACAAGATCACGACGACCTGGGAGCGCGTCGGCGCCAACGAGCGCGTCGACGGCGAGGTGACGATCACCGCCGACAGCGAGGCCAACGCGGACATCGCGCTGGCGATCGACGACGCCGACGTGCAGGTCAACCTTTCGGTGATCGTCGCCCAGTTGAAGAGCCTCTACATCAAGGCGACGACGGGGGTCACGATCAAGACCAACGACGCCGAGACCCCCGACGACACGATCAACCTCGTCGAGGGGCAGGTGCTGCAGTGGGACACCGACTCCCCCTTTGCCAACCCCTTCACCGAGGACGTCACCGCCCTCTACGTGAGCGAGAACGACTCGACCGCCGGCGAGCTGACGATCCGCACGTTGCAGGACGCCACGCCCTAAGCGTGCGGTCGTCCGCGGTTCGGCCTGGCTCTTCGTCCTTCGCGCTTCGGATTTCCGACGATGCACTATCAGCTCTTCCTGCCGAAGAAGGCCGTCTTCTCCGCCGGCGATCTCGCGGCGGCGGGGCTCGGTGAGATTCTCCGCGCGGGGGACAAGCAGCCGGTGACCTTTCCCCTCACCGGCCCGGGGCCGAACGGGGAGACGGGGATCGTTCTCGACTGGGGGACGACCAGGCCCGGCTATTTCCCCGAGTCGCAGGAGTGGCGCGAGCTCCCCGGCGACGTCTGGATCGGCTGGGAGCGCGACAATCCGCCGACCCCCGACGAGCTGGCCCGCGATCCCGGCCTGCTTGTCGACGGGATACCAATGTCGCTCGGCGGCGGACGCGAGTGGGTGATCCCCAACGTGGCAAGCGTTCCCTGTGCCTTCGGCCTGGGCCCGGGGGGCACGGCCACCCGGAAGCCGCTGGCCCGCTTCGCGGAGTTTGAGGCGCTGGGAGCCGAAATCTTTGCGGCGCTCGAAGCCAACGCAATGGACGAGTCTCCGCTGGAATGGGAGCCGGCCATCGACCTGGCGGCGCGGCTCCTGGCGGTGAATTACCGGATCGCGCGGCCGATCTGCCTGCTGTGGGAGCTGTTCGACCAGACGAATCTCGGCCGGATTCTCACCGAGTCGATCGACCTTCCGAAGCTGCTGGCAATCGTCTCCAATCACCGGAAAAAAAAAGAGGAAAGGGACGCGGCAGCCGCCGCCCCGAGTACCTGACGTATCGCGCGTGGCGCGCGGGGCTGTTGCCCCATTACACGCCGACCCTGTTCGACCTGCTCCTGTTCGACCTGCTGGAAGACTGACCGATGGCTGGAGCGAAGGTTACTGTCGAGCTCGACGTGAAGGACGCCGAATCGGTGGCGGCCTGGCAGCGCGCGCGCCAAAGCATCCAGCTCTACGAGGCGGAGCTCGAGAAGACCGCGCAGAAGCATCGCAAGCTCGCCGACGAGGCGACATCGGCGGCGTTCCGCAAGATCCGGGTGGCGGAATTGCTGGCGGTTCGCGAGCGCGAACTGGAGCAGACGAACGCGCAGCTCGAGGCGCAATCCCGATTCCGCCGGATTCGCGTGGCCGAGCTGCTTGCCGCCCGTGAACGCACCCTGATTGAGACCACGGCGCGAGCACAGGCCCAAGCCCGGTTCCGTCAGATCCGCGCGGCCGAGCTGCTCGCCGTCCACCGGAGACGGGAATTTGAGGACGCCAACCGCCTGATTCCAACGCTGATTCGTCAGATCCCGATCCTGTCGGCGATTGGCGCGGGGTGGGGTCAAATCGTCCAGAACATCGGGGCCGCGATCGCTCGCGCCGCTGACTTTTCCGACGAGGTCGAAGCGGCGGTGACGAAGCTCCGAGAGGGCGAGAAGGGGGCGGTGCAGGTGACCACCGCCTCGGGGGACATCGATCACGCGGCCGAGATCGAGCGAGAGCTCGGCACCGTGCCCGGCGTCAAAAAATCCGAGGCCCGCGCGGCGTTCGAGGCAATCTCCGGTTCGGCGCCCGGAGTCGACTGGATTACGCGGCTTGAGCTGGCGAAGAAGACGGCCCGCATCGCGCCTCTGACGGACGAGCAGGGGCTCGCCTCCGTGTCCGCGGTGGCCGCGGACCTCGCCGAGGCTGACCCGACGCGGTCGGCGGACGACGTTTCCGACATCGCGCATTACATGAGAAAGCGCGCGGGGGGGCGGTTCGGTGAGTTGGCCGGCCCTACGTTTGAACTGGTCACGAACATCCTGGCCAAAGACGCCGGCATGGGAGTCGAGCGGGCCGCCGCGTTCGAGCTGGCTGCGCTGGAGCAAGGGCTCGACGGACGTTTTCTCTCGCGGTTGGGATCGACACTCACCGACAGGATGCAGGAAGACGAAGCGCCGCGGACCGCCGCGGACCGCCGAAAGAATGAGTTCGCGCGGGCCAACGCGAGCGAACGTCTTCGAATGCTGTTTGAATCGGCCGAGTTGGCGGACGAGGTGCTGGGGCCTCAAGGTGCCGCGAAGTTCCGCCAGATCAGCCCTGCGAAGGTGGCGGAGATTGCCGACGAGATCGCCGCCGCGCAAGGAGGGCGAGAGGGAGGAATCGTCGGCCGCGATCTGGCTCGTTATCGGCAGAAGTTTCCCACGCTGGATCAGGAGCGGACCTCCGAGATCGGCCTGGAGAGGTCGCACGCGGAATATGCAAAACGGACCGGCGCCCGCGAGCACGAGATTCTTCGCGCGACGTTGAAGGAGTACCTGGGAGAAAAGATCGGCACAACCGGGGCGAACGCAACGGTGGAATTTTTCGGTTTCGGCCATTCGATCTTCCGGCAAATCGCACCGGAGTTTCTGCTGGAGCTGCAGAAGGAACTGGTCGACAAGCCGACGATTGAGGCTCTGCGGAAGTCGCTCGACGAGAACACCGACGCGACCAAGCAAAACAATGCGGCGGTCGAAAAGAACAACAAGCAGCCGCCGGCCAGGCGCAACGACGCGCAGCGCCCGCCGGAAGTCGCCGCTGCGGGCCTTCGCGACCGCTAGATGAATTGACCCTTCTTCTTCGTGCTTCGTCCTTCGTGCTTCAGGAATTGCTCTCATGGCCCTCGCGCATGGCGGCTTCAACATTCCCGGCACCCACGAAGTCAACGCGGGTCCGTGGGAATACCAGCGCCAGGAGAACGCCGTCTTCGGCGTCGAGGGGGTCGCCGTCCTCTTCGGCGAGCGGACGACGCGCCCGATCGTCGTCGAGAGCCTGATCCACGACACGAGCGGCACGCAGGCCGAGATGGAGACCTTCCTGCAAGCGCTGGAGGCCCGCGCGGGAGTCGTCGGCGACCTGGTCGAAACCGTCAACATGGCCCGCACCTTCGCCAATTGTGAATTCATTCGCTGGGAGCAGGAGCCGGGGATGGGCCCCTTCCCTCCTTCCGGCAACGTCACGAGCTGGTGGACCCGCGGCCGGCTCCACTTCCTGCAGCTGGCCCCGAACTGAGGAGATTTGAATTAGGAACCCAGGAAGCCAGGAGAAATGCACGGAGAGGACCTGATCTGAATTCTTTTCCTTCTCTCCCGGTTTCCTGATTGGCCCCCTCTTCTTCGTCATTCGTGCTTCGGGAATTCGATCGATGCCCGTTCCGTATCTCGGCACCTTCGACGTCGTCAGCACCGGCTGGATCGGCCGGCGCGACGTCTTCGTCGACTTCGTGACCGACCGGACCGACCGCCTGCACCAGCTCTACGCGGGGCGGCACCTCATCGGCTGCACGTCCCGCACGACCGACCGTCGCGTGAGCGGCCTCGTCCCCCCCAACTGGGGGCAGTCCCCCCTCGTGCTTCTGTCGGTGGCGCCGGTCGATCGGCTCGTCGATTTCGGGAGCGTGCTGCCGCAGTGGCCGACGGCCCACTACTCGCTGCGCTGGAGCGCCAGCGGATTCCCCGCCGACGCGCGGCGGTTTGTGATCGCCGCCAGCCCAGCCGCCGGGGCAGCGGTCGACCCCGGGCACGTCGTCGGCCAGGTGCGGGCCCGGGGGGACGGAGACTACGAGTTCGACCTGCCGCCGATCTCCGAGTGCGGAGCGTGGGAATTCTCGGTCACCCCGTACGACGACGCCGGCGACGACGGAAACGCCGGCGACGTCGAGACGGTGGCGATCGTGGCGGTGATCCCTCCCGAGGACCTGGTTCCCGACGCCGACGGAAACCGCTTCACCGCCGAAACGGAGAGCGGAATCCTCGCCGTCAGTTTCACCTATCCGAGCTGAAAGAGCGCGCCATGGGCAAAGGGGAATTGAAGATCAGCGCCAGCCTCGTCCTGGCCACTCTCACGCTGGCGGTGGGGATTGCGGCCGGCGCGTGGTCGACCTTGATCCAGATCAAAAGCGAGATGACCGAGGTCCGCGAGCGCGTGGCCCGTCTCGAAGGGCAGATGACGACCGTCTCGCAGCGGACCGGAATCCGGTTCGGCCGCGGAGATCACGAAGGAGTCGCCGATGGAAAGCGGTAACGGACGACCGCCGTTGAAGATTTACAACCCCGACGCCCCGCCGCGCGGGGAGATCGTCTGGGCCGAGGCCCGGGCCCTGATCGCGGTCCGCGCCGCCGACGGGACGATCCTCGACCGGGAGGTGATCCGGGTCCCGGTGAAGACCGAGCGCGAGGCGATGCTCGACCCGGCCGCCTGGTCGGCCGCGCACGATCACCTCGAGCTGTTGCGGCACGAGCGGGCCGAGCAGGTCCGCAAGCAGCCTCCCGCCGAGAGCCCCGACCCCGAATTCCGGCCGCGGTGGATGAAGATGCTCGGCGCGTTGATCGGCCTGCGGGCGATGCTCTTGCTGGTCCTCGTCTTCTCCTTCGGGCCGAGCGCCCGGGCGCAGTCGGCCGACGACTTCGACGCCCTCCGCTCGCGCGTCGAGCGGCTCGAGGCGGCGGTCTTCCCCGAGCAGCCCCGCGCGTGGGAGCCGGTGACCGAATGGCTCACGGTGCGAGACGGGAAGATCTTCGAAGGGGACCGGGAATTCCGCGCGTGGGGGGTGAACATCGTTTCCCCCTGGGGGATCGGCTCGAAGCCCGAGGCCCTCGCCGCCGAGCTCGACCGCCTGCGGGGGCTCGGCTGCCGGATGATCCGGGTGCTCCACTGGGCGAACTACCAGCCCACGTATCCCGATCACGAGAAGTACGCGCCGGCGCTCGACCGCTTCATCGCCGAGTGCGGCCAGCGCGGCATCCGGGTCTGGATCACCCTCCACCATCGGCAGCGCCTCACCGAGACCGACGGCCCGGTGACACCTCTCGGAAAGATCAGCCTCTGGGAGAAGCTGTGGAGCCCGCGCCCCGGGGGAACGGTGAAAGGAGAGATCGCCGATCTTTTCTTCTTCGACCCGGTCCTCGAGGAGCATCTGAAGGCCTTCGCGGAGTGGCAGCTCGACCGGGTGAACACGGTCACCGGCCGCCGGTACCGGGACGATCCGACCGTCGCGATCTACACGATCGCCAATGAAAAGCTCTGCATCGGCGCGCAGGCCTTCGCCACGTCGGCCCGGGGTCGCGACGATCTCAGCGATTACGGCCAGGCCTTCTTCGCGCGGATGGACGAGTACGGGACGGCGGCCGGCGTCGACGTCTCGAAGCTCGACAAGCAGGGGATCAGGCAGTTCCTGGCGTGGAACGGGTATCAGACCTACCGCCGGCTCTATGCTCATCTCCGCGCGCAGGGGTGCCGGGCCCTCATCAACGCGTCGGGGCTGTTCGGCGACCGCCCGCAGGACGGCCTGGTCGAGCTCGCCGCCGGCGACTTCGTCGACGTCCACAAATACTCCGGGGCGCTCAAGGCGGCCGACGCGGCGGGGAATCCGATCGAGCTGGCCGATCCTCTCTCCCCCGACCGGAAGGGGACCGAGTACCGGATCGCCTCGATCCTGCACGCCTGCCACCTGGCGGGTCGTCCGCTGGTGATCGGCGAGGTGAGCGGGGTCGACGAGCACGCCGACGTCGGCCCGGGCTCGGCCTGGCTGACCGCTCCCGGCGTCGTGGCCCGGGCCGCGGCCGATCAGGGGGTTTCGATCGTCACCTGGTACGCCGCCCACTCGCACGAGATCAGGGGCCCGCCGGCGAAGGACGAGCGCTATGACGCCTTTCGGGACGCGGCCTTTGTCGCGGCCTGGGAGCAGGCGGGGCAGGTCTTCGCGGGGGAAGCGCTGCCGGCGAAAACGATCGAGCTGGATCTGAATCAGACCTACGGGTCGGGGAAGGGGCCGGCGTTTTTCGTGCCGATTCCCGGCACGCAGCGGTGGGCCCTCGATGGAGCGGTCGGCCATTCCAGTCACGTCCACCTGTCCCCGCTCCCCAGGAAGCCGGAGCAGAACTGATGCCGCACGTGATCGAGATTCTCGACATGGGGACGCCGGCCGGAACGCAGAACGTGCGCGTCGTGGTGCGCTCGTGGCCGAGCGAGGCCGACCGACAGGCCGGCACGCGGCAGCGGGAGGAGACGCACGATTTCGGCCCCGGTCGCCTGGCCGCAACGCGCACCGTTCCGATCCGCGACGAAGCGGGGCGCTACAAATTGAAGACCGGGGAATTCGTCGATCCAGCGACTCTCGTGGAAGAGGTGGAAGTGACGGTGATTCACCCCACAAAGGGGGAGTTCACGCGCCGGGTGAAGGAGCATCGCCAGGTCGAATTCGAGACCGAGACGGTCGACGGACGTCCGCACGAGGAGCTGATGACCTGGCTGCACAACTACTACGCGCACCTCTACGCGAGCGATTCCAAGGACACGCGCCGGCCCATCGAGGATACCGACCCGCTGGGGGTCTTCGCGCATCCCGGCATGGCCGCCCTCAAGGCGCAGGTCCGCGCCAAGCATCCGCGCCCGGCGGATCAGGGGGGGCGCTGATGGCCACCTATGACGGCACAATCGCGACGGGGACCGACGACGCCTTCGAGAATTCGATCGGCGCGACGACGACCAACGGCACAACCATCAATCCCGACGAGGATGATGAGTGGGGCTTTTGGCGCTGGACCGGCCTGGAGGATCTTGACGGCGCGACGATCACCAGCGCCACGGCAACGTTCTACTTCACCAGCACGACCGGGGACGAGCCGCAGCACCAATTCTGGGGGCACGACGTCGACAACTCCGCCACCGCGACGGCCGGCGGCGGGGGCGGCAACAACATCAGCAGCCGGACGAAAACCACCGCGAGCATCACCTGGGAGAACACCGATCTCGGCGCGTCCGCCGGCTCGACGTTTTCACCCCCCGATCTCTCGGCCATTCTTCAGGAAATGTCGGACTCGGGACACCTCGCGGCGGGCGTCTTCTCTCTGCTGTGCGCTTCGATCACCGGGGATGCCTCACGCGATTTTCAGACCGGCACCTACGAGTTGTCTGTCCCGCCTGACGACCCGCGTGCTGACCTTTCGGTGGTCTACACTCCGGCGGCGTCGGGGGCCGTTTCGCTGGTGAACGATCGGGGAATCAATCTGCTGCGCGGCCTGGTCGGCCGCTGATCGAATCGAAAGCGAGGGATCGCGATGATCGTCATGCCTCCCGTCTTCAACGCCGGCGACACGATTTACTTTTTCTTCGACACCTACAACGCCTCCGGCGCGTCGGTGACAATCACCGGCCTGGCGGTGACCGACATCGAGGTCTACAAGAACGGCTCGACGACGCAGCGGTCGAGTGACAGCGGTTACGCGCTCCTCGACACCGACGGGATCGACTTCGACGGGACGACCGGCCTGCACGGCTTCTCGATCGACACCAGCGACAACACCGATTCGGGCTTCTGGGCCGACGGGAACCAGTACCTGGTCAACGTCAACGCGATCACCGTCGACGGCCAGACGGTCTCCTTCAGCTATCTGCTCGTGCTCGGGTATCTGCTGCGGCCGACGACGGCGGGGCGGAAGCTCGACGTCTCGACCGGCGGCGAGGCGGGGGTCGACTGGGCCAACGTCGGCAGCCCGACGACGACGGTCAACTTGAGCGGCACGACCGTCTCCGCCGTTTCCGGCGCGGTCGGCTCCGTCACGGGGAACGTCGGCGGCAACGTCACCGGATCGGTCGGCTCGCTCGGGACGACGGCCAAGAACGACGTCAACGCCGAGGTCGATGCGGCCCTGGCGGACATCAACCTCGATCACCTGGTAAAGAACGCCGTCGACACGAACTTCGCGACGACGGTCCACCTCGACAGCGTGATCGGGCAGATCGCCGACGACGGGACCTCGGCCAGCTTCGACCGCACGACCGACTCTCTGGAGGCGATCAAGGACTCCGGCGGGGGCGGACCGACCGCCGCGGACATCGCCGACGCCGTCTGGGAGGAGGATATCACCGATCACAGCGGCACCACCGACTCGACCGCCGAGGCCCTCGCGGCCGCGGCCGCCGGCGGGGGAGCGAGCGCCGCGGACATCGCCGACGCCGTCTGGGACGAAGCCCGCGGAGATCACACCGGGGCCGGCACCTTCGGCCAGGGGGTCGCCTCGGTGCAGGGGAACGTCACCGGATCGGTGGGCTCGGTCACCGGCGCCGTGGGGAGTGTCACGGGGAACGTCGGCGGCAACGTCGTCGGCTCCGTCGCCTCGGTCACCGGCGCGGTCGGCTCGGTCACCGGGAACGTGGGGGGCAACGTCGTCGGATCGGTGGGCTCCATCACCGGGAACGTCGGCGGAAACGTCGTCGGATCGGTCGGCTCGCTCGGGACGACGGCCAAGAACGAGGTGAACGCCGAGGTCGATGCGGCCCTGGCGGACATCAATCTCGATCACCTGGTCAAGAACGCCGTCGATACCGACTTCCCGACGACGGTCCACCTCGACAGCGTGATCGGGCACCTCGCCGACGACGGAACCTCGGCCAGCTTCGACCGCACGACCGACTCCCTCGAAGCGCAGACCGACGCCGAGGCGGCCGCCGGCCGGCGAGTCCGCTTCCAGGTCCACACCGAGACGACCAACGGCGACGTCTGCGACCTGGCCGCCTGGCTCGAGGAAGCCGACGGCTCGGTCGTTCCCTGCACGTCGGGGGACACGTGCGCGATCGCGATCGTGCAGCACGGCTCCGACTCCGGCAGCCCGCAATTTGAGGCCGAGACGACCGACTTCGGAGACGCCAACTCCGATCACCGCTTCGAGCACCAGGTCGCGACCCCGGGCTTCGACGATGACCGGGCCTACTACGCGATCATCACCCTCGTGATCGACTCGGTGACCTACACCGCGGTCGAGCCGTTCAACATTCTCCCGTGAGAGAAGCACGAAGCACGAATGACGAAAAAGAAAATGAATGAGGAACCCAGGAGAAGGCAAAGCCTGATCTGAAGTCCCTTCCTGGTCTCCTGGCTTCCTTATTGTTTGTTCCTCGTTTTTTGCGTGCGAAAGGATTCGCATGATCTCCAAAGCCAACCCACGCTCCGGCCGCCAGGCCTTCGACCGCTATCTGAAGACCGCCGCCGATTTCGATTCCCGCGCCACCGAGGCCGAGATCGCGTTTGCGGTCCGCCGCCTGGCTCACTTCGGCTGGATCGACGGCGCAAAAGACGCGCAGCACGCCGAGATCGTGCGGGCCGTGAAGGGCTTTCAGAAGCTGACCGGCCTCAAGACCGACGGGATCGTCGGCCCCAAGACGATCAAGGTCCTCGCCCGCTCGCGCTGCGGTCACCCCGACGTCGTCCGCCCCGGCACGATGGCGCAGCGCGTGAAGGAGTGGAGCGAGCGCCGCGCCGCCCGCTGGAAGAAAACCGCCCTCAAGTGGTACATGGCGAAATTCGTCGTCGAGCTGACGCAGGAGCGGCAGCTTCAGCTCTATCAGCAGGCGTGGGACTCCTGGTCCGCCGTCTGCGGCATCCGGGCCGAACGGACCACCGACCGATCGACGGCCGACGTGATCGTCTCGGTCGGCTCCGGCGCGCGAAGCGACTTCGACGGACCGGGGGGCACGCTCGCCTGGGCCTACCTGCCGGAAGGGAACAACTTCGACGGCCAGCTGACCATGATGTTCGACCAGGGGGAGACGTGGACCGACGACGGGGGGAACCACAACGGGATTCTTTACCGGAACGTCGCCTGCCACGAGATCGGCCACCTGATCGGGCTCGATCACTCGAAGAAAAGCTCGGCCCTGATGGCCCCCTACTACGATCCGCGGATCGCCCTCCCGCAGAAGGTCGACGACGTCCCCCGGGCCCAGCTCCTCTACGGCCCCGCCACGTCGCCGGCCGCTCCCGAGACGCCGGCCACGCCCCCCGACATGCACTTCAAGCTGCGCGTGCAGTTTGAAATCGACAGCGTCGAATTGAAGCTCGTCAATCCCGTCCTCACCCGGATCGACTGATGCGCGCCTTCCAGCCCCGCGGAAAATGCTCCTACGGCTTCCATCACCGCCCGTTCGACGGGCTGGGGGCGGCCCTCTACGCCGCGGCCGGCGACGGGTCGATCGAGGCGACGGCGATCCGCTACCGCCGCCGCCTCTGTCCCGACGGGGGGCTCTTCAACGTCCCGGGGCCGACGATCCCCTTCGGCGGGGAGTCCTTCTCGAAGGCCTCGCAGGCGGTGGCGATCGTCAAGTCGCCGGACACCTTCGAGGGGATCGACGTCAACGCCCTCGGCTGGGCCGATCAGACCGTCTGGATGCAGGTCCGCACGCACGAATGCGACGTCGAGAACGAGCAGCTCGCCGGCCGGCGGAAATTCGTGTTCGATTCCAACGGCGATCTCGTCGCCCCGATCCTCGGCACGGCGCGGCTGCTGCGCAGCGAGAAGCGGGTCGCCGGCGGCTGGCGGTTTGTGTTTCTCTACCTTCCTTCCCCCGACGGGGGGCAGCCCGACGAGTTCGCCCTGATCGCCACCGCCGGGCCGACGACTCCCGACGAGGTCGTCGCGCCGTACGTGCGCGGCATCGTCGAGACGACTCTCGAAGTGGCGGGGCTCGACGACGCGGGGGCCTACACGTTCAAGATCGTCGCCCGCAACGACGACGAGTCGGCCGACCTCCTCACCGGCCTCGACATCACCGCCGACGCGTCGGGTCCGCCGGCGGTGACCGGCCTGACCGCGATCCCCCGTTGAGGTGCCCCCGATGCCCGGCGCTCCCCCCCCTTCCACCGACAGCGGCAACGTCCTCGCCCGGAGCGCGTCGAAATTCGTCGCGCTGATCGGACCGGCGGACGGATCGCGCCCCACGATGGAGCACGCCTCGATCGGCATCTGGCGGCCGTTGTCGGTCACCCGCGCGGCCGGCGCCGAGCGCCCCGACACGATCACGCTCCGGTATGACCTGGTCCTC